TGTTCTCACATACCAGTGGCAGAAGAAGTCTGGTAACCGTTATAGCAATATTTCTGGTGCAACTTCAGCAGCATACACAGTTGCTACTTACGCAGCTACTGATGCTGGAACATACAGAGTCAAGATTAACTCAACCAATGGTGGTAAAGAACTAATTTCTGACAACGCTGTAGTAACAACTTCATAATATGATATGAATATTAGTGAATTGAACCATGAAAATTGGTTAATTTTTGCAATTAGAAATTATAATAATCCGTTGTCCGTTACCTATTCAGATTTTGAAGAGGACTTGAAGAGATTTAAGTACATCAAAAGATTACTGAGAAGGTACGAGACAACGGGGGAGTTGAAGACTCACTTGATACTTAATCATGTGATAGTATTATATAATGTCTTTGATGATGCAGCAACACCGCTGCTATTTTACAGAGTAGAAGCAACATACTGGTCTACAATCAAGGCATTTATGTTATTTCTAAATAGATTACCACCTAAACTTAACGAGGATGTTGACGAGGAATGTCTAAAACAACTGAATCTAATATGAATGAAATGATTAACTCTGCTGGCGATGGTTCTGGACTCCAGTTACCACCCGCATTCGTTATGGTAAATCCTAGACAACATCGTAAGTATAAGAAAAATAATGAGAAAGTTGATGGTCGCACATCTGGTGCAAAGGATCTCTTTTCCAGAATACAACGCAGAAAAATGACAGGAACTAAAAAAGAACACACTGAAATTGAATCTCCTATCACTGAAGTGGTCTCATCTGAAACAGAGAGAGCACAAAAACAGATTGGTCAGATGAAAAAACTGAACCGTCAAAAGGATTTGCAGAAAAAGCGTGGTGAAGCTAAGCAAAAGATGGTCAACAAGACCAAGGAGATGGACACCTTAATGAAGGCAAGATTATCTGACTTCAAAAAGAAGGCGTCATCACAACAGAAAAAACTAAAACGTAATAATGAGGAAACAGAAGTGAATAAAGATGTAATTCTTGAGAATCAAGACGTAGTGAAGGTCGCATATGACGTTGCTACATCAGAACTTAATCCACAAGGAGAAGGTTCATTTGCAAAGATCCAGTTTAGTGATGGATCTACACAAAATTTAGATAACTTCTCTGCAAAGAGAATTGCAGCATGTTATGGGCAGTTAGACGATACACACAAGCAACAGTTCCAATACATGTTGAACAAAGATGCTTCCACATATCAGTCTGCACTTGATTTTGCAATCAGAAACGTGTAAGACTAGGAGAGATGTCTGAAATAAACACAGCAATACTAGAAAGATTAGAAAAAGTAGTTGACACACTTCAAGAAAACTCTATGAAGATGGGTCAACTTCTTGCTGTGCACAATGAGAAGTTAGATAAACAAGATAAGGTAGATGAAGTTCTGTTTGAGAAGTTAGACAGATTGTCAGCAGATCTAAACAGAGAAACACAGTCTATAAAGAAAGGATGTGAGAGGGATATAAGGTTAGTGGATGACAGACTCAGGTTGATGGAGAAGAAGATGTGGACGATAGCAGGAGCGTTGACTGTTATATCGTTTATAGTCAGTCCAATAGGGCAAAAAGTACTACAAGGCATAGTCGCAAACCAAACCTTGACAAATACAATATCCGCACCTATAATACCTTCAGTGAAATAATTACTATGAATGTCGTATATCGACGTAAAGTATATAAATCTAGTGTCACCTCGTCTGACCCTCTTCACTAGGAAGAAGGCAGACCTTTTTAATTTTAGATGTCCTTACTGTGGAGACAGTAAGAAGAGAAGAAATAAAGCAAGAGGATACCTATTCAAAATTAAAACAGATTTCGTGTATAAATGCCACAACTGTGGTGTTGGTAGAACACTGTCTAATTTTTTAAAAGATCAAGACACATTTTTACATGACCAATATGTCATGGAGAAGTTCAAAGACTCTACCTCTAGTACAGGTAAGGGGTCTTATACACCAAATCCAAAACTTAATTTTACAACTCCTCGTTTTGTCAAATCAGATACCGATCTGAAAAAAATCTCAGACCTAAATATTTTTCACGAGGCTAGGAAATATCTAGAACAAAGAGGCATCAAAGATCTCGACTACTTCTACTACTGTCCAAAATTTAAAGAGTGGACTAACAAACAGAAGAAGACATTTGATACCCTCAGACAGGATCATCCCCGCATCATTATCCCTTTCAAAGACAAAAAAGGTAACCTTTTCGGATACCAAGGCAGATCACTAGCTCGCAACGCTAAACTTAGATATATCACGATCATGCTGGACGAGGAACAACCCAAGATCTTTGGACTGGATAGAATAGATACGAACAAAACAATTTACATAACAGAAGGACCTTTTGATGCGACGTTCATTAAAAACTCAGTTGCCATGGCTGGTTCCGATATTGATATTCGGACGTTTGGTTGGAGCGATTATATTTGGATTTTTGATAACGAACCACGCAATCGAGAAATCGTCAACCGAATCTCCAAAGTCATTGACCGAGGAGATAAGGTAGTCATATGGCCTTCAAATATTCAGCAAAAGGACATAAATGACATGTCACTTGGTGGACAAAACGTGCAGTCGGTGGTAGAATCGAATGTATATCAAAACTTAGAAGCAAAATTAAAATTTAACAACTGGAAGAAAATATGAGTAACGGTCATGGAACCAAAGTTCGCAAGCGAGACGGGTCTCTAACACCTCTTAATCTAGATAAGATTCATAAGATAGTAGAGGAAGCATGCGAAGGATTAGGGAGTGGCGTAAGTGCCTCTCAAGTAGAGATGAACTCTGGTCTGCAATTCTTTGATGGTATATCAACTAAAGATATCCAAGAAATATTGATTAGATCAGCGAGTGATCTTATAAGTTTAGAAGCACCTAACTATCAGTTTGTTGCTGCTAGACTATTATTATATGCTGTTCGTAAACAGGTGTTTGGATCTGGTTGGACAAGCGGTTATCCAACTGTGTATGACCATGCACTTAAGTGTACAGAGCATGATGTCTATGACCAAGATATACTTGGAAAGTATTCCAAGGAAGAGTGGGAGCAGTTTAACTCATGGATAGATCATGAGAGAGATATGTACTTCACCTATGCAGGATTGCGTCAGGTTGTTGACAAATATCTTGTACAGGATAGAAGTAATGGTGAAGTCTTTGAGACACCACAGTATATGTACATGATGATCGCTGTTACTCTCTTCCAAAACTATGAAAACAACCGTTTAGATTACATTAAGAGGTACTACGATGCCATTTCAAAACACAAAATCAACATCCCCACCCCAATCATGGCGGGAGTCAGAACCCCCTTGCGACAATTTGCATCTTGTGTTCTCGTTGATGCTGATGACACCTTGGATAGCATTTTTACTTCTGATATGGCCATTGGTCGTTATGTCGCACAAAGGGCTGGAATCGGCATTAACGCAGGGAGAATCCGTGGGATCAACGCTAAAATCAGAGGTGGAGAAGTTCAACACACAGGTGTTGTACCGTTCCTCAAAAAGTTTGAAGCGACTGTCAGATGTTGCACTCAGAATGGCATTAGAGGTGGATCAGCAACTGTCCACTTCCCGATCTGGCACCAAGAAATAGAAGACATAATGGTTCTCAAAAACAATAAGGGAACCGAGGACTCTAGGGTACGTAAATTAGACTATAGTATTCAGATCAGTGCTCTATTTTACCAGAGATTTATTGATGATGGTGAGATAAGTTTGTTCTCTCCACATGATGTGCCAGAATTATATGATACATTTGGTACTGATGCTTTTGATGACTTGTATGTTACATATGAGAATGATAAATCTATACCAAGAAAGACTATCAAAGCACAAGAGTTGATTCTTGATCTATTAAAAGAGAGAGCAGAGACTGGTCGTTTGTATATCATGAACATTGACCATTGCAATAGTCATAGTTCTTTCTTAGACAAGGTGAATATGAGTAACCTATGTCAAGAGATTACATTACCAACTACACCACTACAACACATTGATGGTGAGGGTGAGATTGCATTATGTATTTTGTCTGCTATCAATGTAGGCAAGATCAATAAGTTAGATGAACTTGAAAATCTCTGTGACCTAGCAGTTCGTGGTCTAGAGGAACTTATTGATTATCAGAATTATCCTGTCACTGCTGCAGAGAAGAGCACACTTGCTCGTCGTTCTCTAGGCATTGGTTATATCGGACTAGCACACTACCTAGCAAAACAAGGACTCAAGTATGATGACCAAGAAGCATGGAATTCAGTCCACAGATTATCTGAATCTTTCCAGTACCATCTACTCAAATCAAGCAACCAAGTCGCCAAAGAAAAAGGATGCTGCGACGATTTTGATCGCACAAAATATTTCGATGGTGTCCTCCCAATCGACACTTACAAACGTGACATTGACGAGTTCTGTAGTGAAGAATTAAATTATGATTGGGAGTCCTTACGTGGTGACATTAGAAGGTTCGGATTACGACACTCAACACTGTCAGCACAGATGCCATCAGAGAGTAGTTCTGTAGTATCAAATGCTACCAATGGAATTGAACCTCCTAGAGCATTTTTATCTACAAAGAAAAGTAAAAAAGGACCGCTCAAACAAATAGTTCCACAGTATAATAGTCTCAAGACTAATTACACATTGCTATGGGATATGAAAGACAATGATGGATATATAAAGATCGTGAGTGTGATGCAGAAATTCTTTGACCAAGCAATTTCTGGTAACTGGAGTTATAATCCAGAGAATTATGACAACAATGAAGTTCCTGTATCAGTCATGGCGGGTGACCTACTTAAAACATATAAGTATGGTTGGAAGACATCGTATTATCAGAACACATACGATCAGAAAGGAGATGAACCGCAACTGACAGACGAGAAGAAACAAAGCATAGAAGACCTATTACAAGACATACTAACAACCGAGGAAGAAGACTGTGACAGTTGCAAAATTTAGAACAAACGCACCCAAAGAACCAATGAAATCATCAGTAGATGGCATGACGGTATTCAATACCGATAAAGTAGATACAACTAAAGGACAAATGTTCTTCGGTCCTCCTCTAGGAGTACAAAGGTATGATAAATTTAGGTATCCCATCTTTGATAAACTTACACAAAATCAACTTGGATTTTTCTGGAGACCAGAAGAGGTATCTTTACAGAAAGATCGTGCAGATTATCAAACATTGAATGATGCACAAAAACATATCTTCACATCTAATCTGAAGTATCAAATCCTACTTGATTCTGTACAAGGTCGAGGTCCTGGCATGGCATTCATGCCTTACTGTTCTCTACCTGAGTTAGAAGGTTGCATGAATATATGGCAGACTATGGAGATGATCCATAGTAGATCATACACACATATCATCAAGAATGTATACCCTGATCCATCAGAGGTGTTCGATAAAATTTTAGATGATGAACAGATACTAAAGAGAGCACAATCAGTTACTGCAGCTTATGATGATTTCATTAATGATGCACATAGGTATGACACTAGCAACTGGTGGAGACCAAACTGGCAAGGAACTGCAGCTGCAGCATGGGAGAAGAAAGAGTTAAAGAGAAAATTATATAGAGCAGTAGCAAACGTATACATCTTAGAAGGAATTAGATTCTATGTGTCATTCGCATGTTCATTTGCATTTGGTGAATTAAAATTACTTGAGGGATCAGCAAAGATTATTGGATTCATTGCTAGAGATGAATCACAACATATGATAGTTACTCAGAACATTCTAAACAAATGGAAAGAGGGTGATGATCCAGAGATGGTTGAAATTGCTAACGAAGAAAGAGATTATGTTTACAACATGTTCCGTAATTCTGTAGAAGAAGAAAAACTTTGGGCGGAGTATCTATTCAAAGATGGATCTATCATTGGTTTGAATGATAAATTACTACAGAAGTATGTCGAGTGGACTGCTAATCGTAGACTAAAAGCAATTGGATTCAAAGCAATCTTTGATACACCTATTGCTAACAACCCATTACCATGGACAGCACATTGGTTGTCATCTAAAGGTATGCAAGTTGCACCACAGGAGACTGAGGTAGAGTCATATCTAATTGGTAGCATCAAACAAGACGTCAAGAAAGATACGTTTAGTGGATTCAAATTATAACTATGGATCTTTGGAAAAATTACAAAGCAACTGTTGCTAAGATTTTTCCAGATATACAATTTGTTCAGCGACATGCTGAGTGGACTAATAAAAAGGGTGTAAACCTTACTGCTGATTTGTACAAGGGTGACCATCTTATAAAGTCAAGACAAGTAGAAATCTGGGATAATAAATCTTGTAGCATTCATAATAATATAATATATCCTAAGACAGGATCTAACTTACCATGTTTTGGTATGGATCTCATGGGTATGACTGACAAACGAGTTGTAATTGTGTTCGATTTCCAACATCCTGTGGAAAACTATTTGTTTTACACACCAGAGTTGCCTAAATCTGAGGGTACGTATAGATTCTTTGAACCTGGCAATCATTTCTCTGATAACATATGTGTTAGATACTGTAAACCTGATGAAGTAGATGAACATCTACCTCTATTCACAAAGTATCTACAGTTTTATAAAGATATGTTGGATGAACATCAACCAACTGGTACTGACACTACACAATACATAGATTTTGATAAGTATATGATAAGACTAGATCCTATATCAGGTTACTTATCAAATAGATTTGGAAAAGAAAAGTCTGAGACTCTCATTAAAGAATTCTTTTTCAGTTATGCCTAAGATAGAATTTGAACATAGTTGGGGTGGACAAGAAACCACTCTACAAAAAATCAAGAAGTGGATCAGTAAACAGAAACCACCTCTAAACACTATCTTAAAATATCTTTTTTCATACATAGAAAAATGGTATTGGGAAGGCAAAGTTTTACAAACTATGGCAGGAGTTGATTTAGAAGTAAACAAATTACAGGAACAATGGGAGAATGAAAAACAAATCACACCGCATATCATGGAGACAGGAGTATTTGGCGAGAAAGAGTGGTCTCTCCAAATTTCAAATCCGATTGTTGAAAGAGGGACCTCAGGGTCTGAGTCAGGCATGGTTACTAGGAGCGATGCACAACGACTACAACAAGATGATGGGGATCAAGGAACCTCCGTCTCGTGAGTCTGGATACCAAACAACTATGAAAGAATTTTTTGCTAGATGGAAATAATTGACACCCTTACAAAAATTATAAAGAAACATCAGGAGAGTTTACCTAATGTAGAATCTCTTGATGTTGATTCTGAATTTGAAACAGTATTACATGACACTGATGATGGTAAGTTAGACATCAAAAATGAAATGTATTATTGTACTGGACTTAGGAAAGTTCACACAGAGATTGCAAAGCTTGGTAGTTTAAATATAGTGCATTGTATATGGTATCCCGATCCAGAGTTTGACTTACCTATATTTGGTGTGGATATTGTTGCAGTAAAAGATATAGTTAGTGCTGCTATCACAGACATATCTCCTGTAGATGGTCTTGATAATGATATCTTTGAAGACATAGAAGATATCAGTGACAGTTTTTATTTCCCACAAGAAAGAGTTTTACCAGAATGGGGAGAAGTATTTTCACCTTATTGTAAATTTGCTAGACTGACTAGTGATAAGGAGAAGGATAATTTTTGTAAGATTGTAGATCAATATCTAGATATATTTGTGGGTGCTGTGTGGGGAGCAAGTAGAGATAGTTCTAGATCAGAACATAGATACTTTGGACAGATAGAATACTGTCAACATCAGATGAAAAACGATAAGACTAGAAATATATTGGTAAACTATTTTGGTAAGGAATGGGCAGAGAGATATATGACTGAAGTGTTATTTGATGAACCATAAATATTAGGAGAATAATTATGAAAGTGTGGCAGACTA